CACCAGCGATGGAATAAAAGCGACGATCCTCAAGGCACTGCAAGCGCTCTTCACGCATGGAACCTTGTATGCTGTCAAACTCCAGAAGCGCTTCTTCGTGGATGTTTGCCAAACGCTCTTTCTTGGTCATTCGTGCCACAGCATCGCCTCGCAATAAAATTTGGGTTGATTATAAAATAGATTGACACAAAAAACAATCACCGTGCGAACGGCATTACAGTCGCGATTGCTTTGGCCTGTGGCTTCTTCTGCGTGTTGGCCCTTCGCGCACCTTCGCAGGCATATCTGATTGCGTCAATGACGTGGTTATCTTTGTCCTCTAACACTGGCAAAATCGAGCCAGTGTCGCGGTCTGTCTTGTAGCTATACAGCGTCAATTCGTCGATCGTGTGTTTGCAGCGCGGGTGAACGATGATGTCAAACGACTTGAGCCACTCAACACCTTCCTCAACAGACTTTGGCCCCTTGATCGCTGGCTGGATCTTAGGGAAGCCGTTCTTGCGCATATGGCTGATGGTCTCTGGGCGTGCGCTGTCGGCCACCATAGGCCATTTCTCAGCCTCTGGGATGGACATAACCAGCGAAGGCGTGTCCACAATCTCACATCCCACCTGATAAGCCTCAAAATCAATATACAGCTTGCGCCCAATGATGTGACTGCGAACAGCAACTGTCGGGTCTGTAGCAAAGCCCCAGTCAGCGCCAAGGCGGTGAATTGCGTCTGGCGGTGCCTCAAAGTCTTCGATCGTCCAGTTCTTGAACACGCGCGTCTCGCTGTTGCGGACATACTCGCCCTTCCAGACGTGCATGTATTTGTCAGGGTCGCGCTTCTTGTCGTATTCCATTTCGTCCTTGAGAACGTCAGGGAACCACGGGTTGTCTTCGAAGTTGACCTCAACAACGGTGCTTTTCTCTGGGGCATTTGGTCCGCGCAGCAAGCCCTCAATCGGATCAGTGTCAAAACGCGGGTTCCAAGTGAACCACAGCTGCGAACCTGGCTTACGAATGGTCGGGCGCAGAATGTCCAATGAGAACTGGCTCAGACTTTGCGCTTCCTCGACCCAAGCAATGTCATAGCCCTCAAGCGACTTGATGCTGTCTGCTGTGTGGTTCTGCAAGCCTTGGAAGATGATGATGCCGCCATGAACGGATCTGATCTCAAACTCTTTGATCGTGAACATGTGCGCAACGCCAAGTTCTTCGATCTTGTTCTCCAGCAGCTTTTTGACCGACTGAGCCAGAGACTTCTGCACCTCACGAACGCACACAGCGTCCACACGCTCCATGATGCTGCGCTCGATCAGCATCTCTGCAAACATGTGAGACTTGCCAGAGCCACGACCGCCATGCGCGCCAAGGTAGCGTGCATCTGGGTCACTCAGTATAGGGAGCGCCCAGCGCGGTGTTTTGATCTGGAGGTTCATTCAGGTCCAGCCACCAAGTCTTCAAAGTCAGCTTGTGTCATGTTGTCAGCCAGCGCTTGCTCAACATCAATTGTGTTAGCGCCAAGGAAAGCAGCGGCACCAGCAATGCCGTATTTCTTCACAATGCTTACTAACTTATCGTCGAAAATAACATAATTACGCGACCCAGCTTGCTCAATATTCGTATCAAAACCTTTGTCTTGATATTCCTTAGAGATTGCGTTTGCTTCTTTACGGCTTCGCGCTCGGATTGGTTCTGTTTCGTATGGCTTTCCGCGATGTGACAGCTTCACCTCAAAGCCCATCCCACGCGAACCCGCGTCAAGGTATCGAACGCCCTTAAAGCCCTCCTCCAAAAGTCTTTGCGAAGTAAGTTCAGCTGGGTTTCCTTGAAAACGCTGCATATTTCTTTCAATGCTGCCCAATGCGCCACCACCATGGATTTTCTCCATCGGGTCATAAGTCGCCCCATAATCACTGGGCAAATCTAGTTCGTCCAAAAATCCTTGGATTTCTTCTATTTGCTGTGGCGTTGCAGGTTTCTCTGTTTCCTTAAGTATTCTTTCAATGCTTTCCTGCTGCCATTGCGGAAGTTCTCTAAATGGAGTGTCCCAATCTAAAAATTCCTCAGGACTAGCATTAACATTGACTTCATACATACTGCCAGGAGGCTGATATTGCTTCCAGCTGCCGCTTTCCAGTGCGTCAATATTTCCTTGAACCATCTGCATAAAGTTTTCAGATGCCTCTGGCGAATTTTCCTTCATGTCTTGAAATAATTTCATGGCCGCATCTTCGCCCATATTTCTTCTGACAACCAAATCATATATGTTTGCATTGTAGTCATCAGCTGGGAGCGGAATGTCTTTACTCAAAGCATCACGATAACTTCTGGCAATTCCTTCGTTTTCAGCGCCATACAGTCCGTATCCATAAGCCTGCGCACCCTCACCAGTTCCGATCTTATCGGATCGCATGCGACCAAGAGGGAAATCTTCAACAACTTCCGCTCCCGCTGGAACGTCAGGCAAAACATCTGGTGCGCCAACAATGTATTCAGTTGTGCCATCCTGATAACGGACAAGGCGTTCTGCCGCGAAGTTATGAGGGGAGCCTTGAAACAACTTAATGCCAGAAGAGCCTTCTGCTATATCTGGCGCAGAGGCACCACCAAATCTTGACTGCATCTGCGGCGAAATCATGTTCACGGAAGACATTTCGTCAATTTCAGCGAAAACATCTTCAAGTGTGGCGTTTGGCTTTCCAGCAGGGCGGCGACCAAGACGATAAGCAGTCGTTGCAGCAGCCTTCGATGACACCTGACCACCCATCATTGGGAAGTCCTGCATAACTTTATCCTGTAGGCTTTGACCAATGCCCTGACCACGGAACTCTTCGGGCACCTCAAGTTCCAGAACAGATGCGCTGCCATCAGGTCGCACAACAACTTCCATTGTGCCGCCACTTGCTGGATCAGTGTAGCGCACACGCTCAGTCCCTTGACCGAAAATGCCTGAAGCATCTTTGCGCGTTACATCAAACGATTGACCGCCAACAACATCAGCACCCACACCTTGTGTTATTGCTGGATCGCCACGGCCAAGCAGGAAGTCAGCGTCCAAGTCACGGATGCCACGCAGCGTGCCGATAGCGTCAGCCATGTATGGGCTGCTGTAAACCTCACGGGCAAGAACGCCTGCGCCTTCAGCAATCGGTCGCGTCAGTGGGAAAGCCTCTGCAACGCCAAGACCAGCCTCTGCCGCACCCAAACCCATCTTGAGATAATCACCCTCTTGATAGCCCTCGACAGCGGTTCCTCCGCCTTCCTCGACAGCAAACACTGCGCCCAGAGGCGTGAGATCTGCCAAACCAAGGCCATCAAGGATGTTCTGAGATGTCGGGCTTGTGTCGCCCATGATGTCGCGTGCGTATCGTCCAGCAAGATATGGATCTAAGCCAACTTGGTTAATCAATGCATCTTGAACGCGCTGCGTGGACGTTTCGCGCATGGTGTAATCTGGCGCTTGCAGTGTGCCGTATGTTTGCTCTGCTTGGGAGATGTCTTCAGGCGTCAGCCTTGAAGCTGTTCTTGGAATGCGGCTGGATGGCTGGGTCGTGCCGCGATATTTGGCAACTTCGTCTGGCGTGAAACCAGCAGCGAGGAAATCATCATCGATCAGACCTGGTATTGATCGATCGTATTCTGCTAATTCAGCCAGTCTGTTCATTATGCTTCCTTCGGATCTACAATCACCCGCTCGATCTTCTGCACGATGGGACCGCCATCTGGTCCTGAGTGTTCATTTTTCATCGTGTCGTTCCAATCGTCGCGGAACCTGTTTTTCATGTTGAAGATGTAACTGGTTGCGTTGAAGCCATCGATCCCACCAAACGTAGCCATGCGGCCATTTCGTTCCCACCATGCCTGCGAGTGACGCATTGCTTCCTTTACGGCCTCCGAAAACTTTTTGTTTTGGTTCTGCCATCTGTCGAAAGTGTCGTATGCAATATCAAGTTCCAGAGCCATTTCGCATTTGCTCATTCCCTCTTTGCCGCAGTTAATTACGATCTCGCACATCTTGGGTTCGTATTTTGTCGGTCTTCCAACTTTCTTCTTCGCTGCCATTTTACACCTCATATCTCAGACAAGCGGTCTGGTCGCATGTCCGAAATATAAAGCAATCTTGGCGTTATATCAATTGCTGGAAGAAATCCGCTCCTTTGCAATGTTAAAATACGCCGCATCCAACTCAATTCCAATGAACGAGCGCCCAAGGTCTTTAGAAGCCACGCCTGTTGTGCCGCTGCCCATGAATGGGTCTAGAACCGTGTCGCCCGCGTTTGACCATGACTTGATGTGGTCTTGTGCAAGTTTATATGGGAACACGGCAGGGTGTTTCGCATTTCTGACACCACTCTTAATCTGCCAAACATTAAACCTTTTACCAAATTCAGAAACAGTAACAGTCCTGTTTTTTGTCATATCTCCGTTCTTTTTTCGTGAACTTACTGTGGTTTTCCTTCCTGCTTTTTTGTTTTTACGGTCCTTGATGGGGTTGAAATGTTTTGGACGACCCTTGCTAAAAACAAACATATATTCAAAACCGTTCCAATATGCGTAATTGCTGCCTTTTGCACCGCCTTGGCCGCCTTTTTCATAAATCATCGTATCGTGCAATCTGAAGCCGCACTCCATTGCGTGCAGTGCCTGCTTGAACGATGTGCCTGTCTCGCTGCCATTGATTGTGGCGTCTCCCACAACCCAGACGACAACGCCGCCATCAGCCGTGACGCGATGCAGGCTCTGAATGACTTCACGCCAGACATGCTCTCCCCACTGCTCGTTGTTCCCATTGTATGTGCGGAGGTTGTCATAGGGCGGGCTGGTCACTGTTAGATCAACCGAGCCGTCTGGTATTTCCTTCATGCGCTCCAAGCAGTCGCCTTGCATCAAGTTAATCGAAGCACCAGCCATCAGCTTGTCCACCGTAACGGTCTTATATTCTGGCTTCATTTGTCTCTCCGTAAAGCAGGAGGCTGCTTAGATGCCAGCGTGATGGCTTCCTTTCGGGCCTGCATCATTGCAAGTTTTCCGAACGCCACGCTGGTGCAGAAAGTATAAAGGGAATTTGACACAAGTTCAATCTTTTGTGGCAACCTCCCCGCCACAAGCAGCATATCCAGCCATGTCTATCCAATTATCGCAATGATATGGGTTGCCCCATGCTCTCACTGTCTTCAGATCAATGAGCATAATTGCGACTTGATCTGGTCTGATTATTACGCCTAATCGAGCGCCCCAGATTGCCGCTATGCTTGCGAAGCTGTCCTCGATGTCACCGTGAGTTGCTGCCCGATCTACGCTTACACATTCACTGGCGTCCTCAAGTATTGAAACCCTGTTCATTGCCTTGCCCCTACTGGTTGATCTTCTTGATTTTGATACTTGCCGTTCCCGTATGATGCGGGTTCTTCTATGCGGTGAAAGATAGCCTGTGCGATGCCTGCACCTGCTGGGATGCGAAGCGGTTTCCATCCATAGTAAACCAGTTCGAGCGTGAGCCATCCGCGCCAGTCTGGTTCGATCACAGTGTTGAAGACTGACAGACCTTTGCGCGCCCATGTGCTTTTGTCGTGAACGACAGCGACTAGATCCTGTGGCATGTCAAACTTTTCGATCGTGCTGGCCAGAGCGAAGCGCTTGAATGGGTGAAGTGTGACTGTTTGCTTGATGCGCAGATCATATCCAGCTTCTGACAATCCATAGCTGACACCATGCTCTTTCAGCTTCATGTCTGCCATTGGGGTGAGCGGGCGGGTGTCGTATAGCTTTCGTCCGTTGATAATCATTCTATTTCCGCCAGTGCTTCAGAGACGCGCCCTTGGTTTACGTTGAAATGGTTTGCTATGCGATGAACGCTGAGATTTGGATGACCGATTGCATAATTTCGAATTTCATCAATTAGTTCTGGCGTCATCGTTGCCGATTGTCGAGATGTGCGCTTTTTGTATTTCTTTCGAACCATCAGGCTTAGAACATGGTCAATATGTTCAACGTAGTAATCTAGGTGCGCAGCTTCCATTTTGTTTCGCATGGCTTCAAGATGTGCGCGCGCTGCTGGTATATCACTCATCTGTCTCTCCCCTTAATCTGTTTCATTTGTTTTCCTCCCAGAGTTCACGGACCCTGTGCTTTAGATCTTCTTTTGCTGGATGCTTTGCTATGAAGGCGCGGCGCTGTTCGAGACTTGGCAGGCTGAGAACGTGCCGTGCAGCGCTTTCTATCCACTGATCCTTGCAGGCGTTTGTGTATGCCTGCTTGGTCTTGCTGTCGGGCAGATAAACCTCACCTGCACCGACTGGATCACCCTCACGCCACGGCCTCAAAAGGGTATTTCGCCCCCTAGATCATCGTTTACAGGCGGAGCATCATAGCCACGCTGTTGGCCCTGCTGACCACCACCTTGGAACGTCAGTTCGTTTACGTTCAGCGTCAGCGATCCGCGACCCTCGTAAACATCAACACCAGCGCGCCCTGTGAGCGTCAGCTTCGTGCCTTTCTTGATGTAGTTCTCAAGGCTTTCTGCGCGCTTGCCCCAGATCGAACACGAATACCATGTGCTGTCGCGCTTGTTGCCGTTCTTGTCCTTGCCGTTGTCTACAGCCACTGAGAAACCCAGAACGGCGTCACCGCCCTGTGTGCGGCGCAGAACAGCGTCCTTGCCTACGTTTCCCGCTATCATTGTCACTTGCATTGTCTTTTCCACTTCCGTTTTGCTTTGCGATAGAACTTGTCGATCATCCCGTGCTTGCGCATAAAATCAACAACGTGTCTCGCTTGTTCTTCTGTTGCTGGGCCGCGATGACCAATGTCCTCAACACCGTAACCTTCTGACAGGTCTTTGATGATGCTGCGAACAAGTTCATCTGTCAGCCCAGCGCAATTCATACAGCCCTTCCAGCCTCAACCCAAACGAGCCTAAGCATCTGATCCGCCAATTCTTCAATGTTTTCTCGAATATACATTCCAACAGCAGAAATTGCATATGTGTCACGATCCGCACCGTATGGATAAGTAAACTCAACACCCTCAACAGTAATTGTCTGATCTGTGTCACCAATGATAAAAGCGGCGTTGGCTTTTGATGTGAAATGTTTGTTCATTATGGTTTCCTCCGTTTGTGGTGGGGGCCGAAGCCCCCGATAATACTTACTTGATGAAGCATGGCTTATGCAGTGTGCCATCTGGCATCACGCGGCGGATTGCAGCAGAGGCATTGCCCATACGATCGACCCATGCGTCAGCAAGATTGCCGGCGTGTTCCATATCGTCGGCGTCCAGCTCAACGAAACGATCAGCAACAGACATGTCGCTAGATGTTTCAACATGAACAACGAACGCTGGCTTGCGCTCAACAATACGCTGACCAGCAGCATCTGCGGAAAGAAGAAAAGAAAGAGAATGTGCCATGAGACCCTCCAGTCTGGCTGCGCTGCGTGGCGGAATTGCCGCGCTTGGCGCTATGTCTTGTTGAGATTAGATTATCTCCACACAACACCATATGCAAGGTTTAATTTGCACTTTGCACATTTTATTTATCACTTCCGCCAAATTTCTTCACAGAAAAGCCAGCTTGAGCCATGATTTCATCTGCGCGTTCTTTGCTCATCCGCTCTCTGGGCTGCTGTGCAATCAGCGGAACGTGGCCTCTGTCGAAGCGGTTGATCGCTGCGCGTGCAACTATCAGCGGTCCAAGTTCTTTCTGGGCCCGCTCTGCGATGTCGCCTGTCATGGGCTTCTTGCGGCGATCTGGATTGTCTTTGCCGATCCACCAGCGAACAGCTTTGGAGATCGACCAAGCAGGGAAGTCTTTCAGTTCGTGATACCAATCATCTGCGATCGACTTCATCATGCCTTCGGAAATGTCTCCTTGGAAATACTGGGCAAGCAATGAAGCAATGCGTCCAGTGATCCACTTCGCCGGCGCAGGCGTATAGAGTTTGTTCATAGCCTCTTCGAGTGCGTCACGCTCAATCTTCGAAGCCAGCGGCGTATGAAGCAAATCCCGCCATGAGCGCGTTATGTCCTCCATTTGCTCTGGTGGGACGTGATCTGGCAAACTTCTTAGCGTTTCCAAGCCATGTCCGCCAAGCAGCGTCCCAATCTTTGAATGTTGATCCTTTGGCGTGGTGATAATTTCTGAACTGCTCTGCTTCATGGTTTGCTTCCTCCGTTGAAAAGCCCCGTTTCATTGCGTCTTCGATGTTACGATCTGATGGCACCCAACCATCAGGTAATGAACAAGAGCGCTTGCGCTTTGCTGGTTTTGGGTCTTCTGACCCAAATAAAGTATCTGGTTTAATATCTGGTTTACTAACTGGTATAGGTTCGCCCTTCTGGGCAATTCCATTTGCCTTTTTGGGCAATTGGATTGGCCCCGATGGGCAATACCATTTTGTTCGATCGTAACCTGCCTTGTTGAAGCTGCCTGACAGTATCAATCCAGCCTCTTCCAGCTTATCCAAAGCCGTTCTGATCTGCTTGGATGTGAGGTATGGAAAAAGAGCATCGAACGCTTTGATGCTGTTGTAGGTCCAATGGCGACCATCGCGCAGGTGCTTGCCATTAGCGGCGTTTTTCTGCGTCCACCACACAATGTTCTGATAAAGAACAGCGGCATTGACGCCAACTTTCGTTGCAATTTCTGGATCGAAGCTGTGCATCGACATTTCCTTTTCTGTTGTGGAGACGTCGATCCTGAACTATATTCAGGTCAACGCATCCCGCTTATGCGTTTCGCCTTCACTGTCATCCTCCCTGACAGCAGGCATTACTGGGACGGGTTGAGCGCTTGGACACGCTCCCCGTCCCGACTTTTTACATCAGATCGTCCCATCGTCAAAGCGTTTTAACGCGCGAAGACGCGACACTTCACTGAGGCGATAGACGCCATTCTTCATCAGAACATCACCGTCATCATCCATTTGGATCAGCAGATCCTGCACTTCGCGCGGGTGATGACCAGTCATTTGAGACACCTCACCAGCAGACGCAGCTTCAACCCCAAACAAGTAGATCAAAATATCCTGCTTCATGTTTCTTTAACCTCCAATCCCATTGCACGAGCCACAGCGACCCGCACCTCATAATCCCGTGTTGGCATACCTTTCACGTCTTCATAGGTTAAAACGCCATCTTCGATGTAGGTAAAATCAAATGTCAGCTTCATCTTGCGCCCCGTGCGCGTGTAAAGCGGCCTGTGCTGGCCCATCAATTCGACCTTCACTTGGCGCTTTAGATCGCTGATCTCGCCTGCGCGCTCCAAAAGCTGCAAATCCATCCAGCGCGCAGCCTCTTTCTTGCTGTCAAACTTGATGTCGCCCACAACCGTTTTCTTCGCACCGTATTTGTTGCGCGAAGGCTTGCGGAAGAACTTGGGCTGCATTTT